TTTAAAGAGGAAATGAAGATTAAGTCTGACGCTGGTCGTAGAACCAAATGGCAGACTTTTGAGATTAATCGGGTACTACGAAATAGTAAAGACCACATCGAGATTTTTGCGCGTCATATCTCTATGCGCACACAGGATATTGCTTTAAAACCGTTTGTAAACGGTGCGAGCGTAGGAGCCGAATCAGCTTTAGAAATCTGGAAGAAAAACCTTGTCGGTGATGATAAGTTTGACGTTAAAAGCGACATCCTAACGCTCGGGAGTTTTGACTGGGAAGTTGATAAAATCGGTAATGCCCGTGGCGCTCTCGGAGGTGTCGCTGGCTCTATCCTAGATGTCTACGGTGGTGAGTATGAATTTGACAATCGCACCATCATCTTACATAAGCAGATGGGTCGTAAAGCTCCTACGGTGCTTGAGTATGGCCGTAATATCGTCAGCGTAGAGGAGGAGCGATTGCTAGATGGCAATTACACCTCTATCTATCCTTACGTAAGATATACGCCACAACCAAAACCGCAAGAGGAAACCCCTGGTAAGCCGCATGTAGGCGAGCATAAACAACCCGAAGAACAGCTAGTGACATTGCCTGAATTTATCCTAGATGGTCAGTATCTCAGCTTATATGCTCAGCGCAGAATCCAAATGGTTGATTTATCAAGTCATTTTAACGATGACAAAAATAAAAAAGAGCCAACGATCGAAGAAATCCGAAAGCTGGCTCAGAAATACCTTAAGGATAATAACGTTGGTGCACCAAAAGTCAGTATCGAGGTTGATTATATTGACTTGTCACAAACGCTTGACTATCAAGATTTTAGAGTCATGGAAGAGGTTGAGCTTTGCGACATTGTACCACTTTATTATCCAAAGTTTGGCATCACAACTGAGTCTGAAAAAGTTGTTGAGATTGTCTATGACGTCTATACAGATAGCAACCATACAATAAAACTTGGCACGATTGGTCAGTCCATCTCTAAAAGTTTGACTGGTGGTGTTTCCGAACGTATCAATGCGTTGAAAAATAATCAAAAGGTTATTACTAACAACCAAAAACAGTTTGAACTCAATCTGCCTAAATACCTCAATGACATCAATGGTAACCGTGTCTGGTACGAAAAACCAGATGACAATATTGAGCACAAGATAGGTGATTACTGGTTTGAAAAAAATGGGAAGTATCAGCGCACATGGATTTGGGATGGCAATCGATGGGTTAAAGTACTAGATACAGAGGATTTAAACCCCAATCAACGAGCTTTTGATGAGGCGATGGCGGAAATCGAAAAAGCTAAAAAAGCGCAGGAAGAAATTAACCAGCGTACTGACAAAGAGCTAGAGGAATTCCGAGCCACCCTCAAAAACCTAGCGTTACCAGAGGAAGCGATTAAAAAAATCAAAGAGGCTATCAAAGTTGATGACATCCCATCAATTAAACAAAGCTTTGATGACCTCAAAAACAAGGTCAGTGAAACGAGCGAGACATCCCGTCTAAACGCCGAAATTTTAGGGAATAACGGTAAGACTCGCTACAACAAAAACCTCTTGGTTGGCGACCCTAACCGTGTAAAAACCTATGACCAAGACTATATCGAGGTAGAAGCTAATGATGGCGGCTTTAAGCGTGGCGAGACCTACACGATTAGCTTTAGTCAAACGTGTGAGCTACTCAAAAAAGTAGCTATCACATTGACGCAAATTAACAACAAGGGAGTTAAGTTAGTACTGACACCAACCAAAGCAAAAATGGATGCACAGACGTTTGAGGTCACTAAAGATAAACAGTCTATAGAGGTTTATCCTTTGAGCTATACAGGCGTTTTAACAGGTGATTGGTATAAATCTAAGTCTGTGGAGATAAACGCCTCAGAGGCGCAGGAATTAGCTCTTGAGATGGCTTATAAAGAGATTGCAGATGCCAAAGGTGCAACTATTATCGGCAAACAGTCCGATAAACCAAAAATTATTTTAGATGGGAGGAGGGACAGATGACATCAGTCGAAACAATACCAATAAAAATTGTCTTTGACCGAAAAGACGCTTCAGAATGGCAGTCAACTAACCCTGTCATTGACGAAGGTGAACTAGTCGTCGAGCTAGACACCCATAAGCTAAAGGTCGGAGATGGTAAAACAAGCTACAATGACTTGCCTTACTATGAAGGTCCGCAAGGAGAATCCATAACAAAAGTACAACTATCCGAAAATGGTGACTTGTCTGTGTGGATTGGCGACAAAGAGACTAAGCTTGGCAACATCAAAGGTCAAAAAGGGGACAAAGGGACAAGTATAACCGACATCACCAAAGATGGTGAGACACTCACTATCAAACTATCAGACGACACTCAAAAAATCTTTAATATCCCCAATGGCCAAAAAGGGGATAGAGGTAAGGGCGTAGAGAGCGCTAGGATTGACGAATCCGGTCATTTAAAATTAAAAATTGAAGAGGAATCAGAGTTAGATCTTGGAAACGTTAAAGGTGAGTCAGGACCTAAAGGTGATAGTATTACTATCACAAATCACAAGCGTGTTTCAGATGGAACGCAGGTATCTTTCAGCGATGGGACACAAATTGTTGTCCCAAAAGGGGATACTGGTGATGTCAACGGCATCAATCTGGAAGATTATGTCAAAAAATCTGAACTTAAAAACGTCGGTTCTGCAGATGTTAAAGCTATTAATGACTTTTTAGGGCTATCTCAAAAGGTGTTTACAAGCAGCTATAGTTATACAGATAGCTTACTAAAAAGTTATGCAAAACCCAGCTATTCGGCGAGTTGGTATGTCAACGAATCTACAGTTTCTACCAAAAATGGTGACAAAGTATTGATTACAATACATAACACTACCACCCAAGCAGACAATTATTTGGAGGTAGCGGTGACTTATGTTGGTGCTAACTACGTGACTGCTACCTCAACAGGTCGCTTACTGACTACTCCTGGTGAAGTCAAAGTAGTGACAAAAAAGCAAGCGGAAAAAGATTATGCTGCTAAAAAACATAAGCATGAGATTAGTGACATAGCTGGTCTTAATGAGCGCTTGTCTGGCTATCTCAGACAAGCTGATATACAGTCACAGCTTAATAATATCGGTAAGCTAAAAGACACGCAAACCGGACAATATCTTGAGGTTAAAGTGGTTGATAAAGGACAGGTGCCTAGCAATACCAGTGGCATGATCGTGTTTGAGAGGTCATAATTTGTTAAAAGATTTAAATAATATCATTATTAATAACAAAACGATTGATCGTATTATTTGTAATAATACGATTGTCTATCAGCGTTCGTGGGATCTGCTTTTTGACGGTTTGCTGACAAGCGCTGGGAAAAAATTGGATATTTATCCTTTTTATAAAATCGTAATCAATAATGCATTTTTTGTTAAAACCCCCACAACAAAAAACAATACGATTTTTTTAGCAGGGCATAAAATACTAGCATTACAAGATAGTCATTTTTGTTTTTTTAGAGCATTAGAAAAAAGTTTTTTTGTCAAAATTTACGGTAAAAATTAGGAGGTAACATTTGAGTAGAGACCCAACACTTTTAATAGACGAGTCAAATTTAACAATCGGCTCAGATGGACGTGCTTATTATACATTTACGGCTGATGGTGACACAAAAAGCGTTAAAATAGCCAATAACAAATGTATCGGTACAACTCGCTTTAACCAGCTCATGATTGAGCGAGGGGGTAAACCAACTAACTACGTGGCGCCCGTGGTTGTCGAGGGGACAGGTAATCCGACTGGACTATTTAAAGACCTCAAAGAGATTAGCCTCGAGTTAACAGATACTAAAAACTCCAAACTTTGGTCAAAAATCAAGCTTAATAATCAAGGGATGATTGAAGAGTATTACAACGGTACAATAAAATCTGAGATTATCAAAACCGCAGAGGGCACGCAGCAACGTATTAGTAGCGAGACCGATAAAAAACTTGCGCTTATCAACGAGACAGTCTCAGGCATTAGACGTGAGTACCAAGATGCAGATAGACAGCTATCGTCAAGCTACCAAGCTGGTATTGAGGGGCTAAAAGCCACAATGGCCAATGATAAAATCGGTTTACAAGCTGAGATACAAGCAACCGCTCAAGGATTATCACAAAAGTATGATAACGAGCTAAGACAGTTATCGGCTAAGATCACAACAACCTCAAGCGGCACTACAGAGGCCTACGAGAGTAAGCTTGCGGGCTTACGTGCTGAGTTTACTCGCTCAAATCAAGGCACGAGGACAGAGCTCGAGTCACAAATTAGCGGACTAAGAGCGGTACAACAGACAACCGCTAGCCAAATCTCACAAGAGATACGTAACCGTGAAGGTGCTGTCAGTCGTGTACAACAGGGCCTAGACAGTTATCAACGACGATTACAGTCCGCAGAGGGTAATTACAACAGTTTGAGAGAGACTGTAGCGGGTTATGAGCGCAGGATATCCAATCAGGATAACACTATCTCCTCTAACTTTACTCAGCTAAAGACTTTGATAGATCAGTCTGTGACCTTGGAGAAGGTCCAGTCGCTCTTGCGGCAATCTGGTGATAGTATCATGCTCGCGATTAAGGACAAGTTGCCTAAGAGCAAGATGTCTGGTAATGAGATAATCTCA